AAGGTCCCTACAAGCATTCTCTGTAAGGACGAATTAGAAGTTACGCGTATCAATCAATATGGGGTACGAGAGTTTACGTATTTATCACCATTGTACATGTCCGCGAGGGCCACCCCTGCCTCAGGCAAAGTGGCCTGCCCGCAGCGACAGTATAAATCAATGGAAGATCTAGAGACATGGCTGGCCACCATACACGAGAATATACCAATCCTTTATAACGTTGTCGAAAAGAATCGGGGAGGAGGCACTGGGGAAAATGCCACATCTTGGGACAACGGTTGGGGATTTAAGGGCACATTCATTGCTGCTTGGACACGGTACATGCGCGAAACAACAGGGAATACCTCTATATCACCAAAAGATTTCTTTTCTGGAGGGAACGTGTTGTTTAACACTGGGGACGACAGCGCAATTCACTTGAAGGTCGATCCCAAAACGTTCAATAACAGATTATTTGAGAAGATTGCTCACGAATATGGTATAGACCTGGAAATTGAGTTCTTCACAGATATCGATGCCGTGGAATACCTTGGAAAATCGTCCAGGGCTCCTAATACTGAGGACTACGAAGACCTTCTTGCCTGGCAAAGGGCGATGTATGCCCAAGACCGATCGCAAGGGGGTACTGACGTCAGACAGCGTGGTATACCGCACCGAATAGTATACCAACAAACCGCTAACAGCTGGCTACGACAAGGTGCCAACCGCTATTACCAAGCACAAGCAATGAATAGTCGGTACCTGGTCAGCTACCTCATGAAGAATTGCGGCACAGCACAAATAGCCGCATTTAACCACACACTCTTCGATGACCTCATGAGGAACTACATTTTGGATCTCGAAGAAGTAGCACATCGCCGATTCAGCATCCGATATCAGGCAGAAATCGAAGATGATCAGTACGGGCTACCGATCATAACCTATCCCCAGATACCGGGCCGGACCCCGAAGCAACTCAGGAAGGAATATGGCTGGCAGCCTCATAATGCGTCTTTTCTACGCCAGCCACGCTTGACCAAACATGAAGAGTTCGGGCTATTCCTCGAGACTATAAAATTTCCGTCTTATGTGTCAGTACTCAAAAACCACATTGTCATCGGGAGTGAGATTCCCGGGGGCAGTGTAAGACAGTCAGAGGAAGGGACTGCCCACGTTACGGGCAGTTGGGGTGGTTAATATTGGTGCGATGAGACATGCGCACTAATCGACCC